TTCTTCGGTTAGTATTTCTTCTTTTTCTTCTTCATAGTAAGTCTCCTCGTAATATTCTTCGACTGGTTCATCATATAAAACGACTTCCTCTTCAGGTTCGTAATACAATTCTTCCAAAAACACTTCTTCAACGTATGATTCGTTCCATTCTGAATCAAAATACTCTTCCTGATATGTTTCGTTTTCTATCCATTCTTCCTCTGTCAGTCCGTAACTGTCTTTAATAATCTTATCGATGGTTTGCTCGACTATCTTTTCTTCTTCAGATTGATAGCCACCATAGTAGGTAATCGAGTAACTTTCATCTAACGGCAAGTCAGATAATGTTGCACCGCTATCAAAGTAGTATTGCTGATATTTTCCTTCTGACATATCACCCGTAAAACCTACAGTGACGTTATGTCCTGTAATGTTTACGTTTTCGTATAAGAATGTAATATCTCCAGCACTGTTAAGTGTGGTCTCAAATGTATTGAAGTTCTGCCAGTTGCCATAATAATATTCAGAGACATCTTTCCAGATGTAACGACTCCATGTGTCTCCTGACTGACTGTAGAATCTAGCGTTCTCGTTATACCCTATGAGGTCTGTCCATAGTGGCATAATGACAAAGCTAGGGCTTGTTACTTTTGATAAGTCTTGACCATTACAACAGTAAGACCATGCTGCACCATCGTTAGTAGATGTAGGTGACATAAGCATAATGACACCATTACTGCCCATCCATGATGTAGTAAAGAGTTGTCCGTAATAAGGGAATGCGAAGTTTAATGGTACTTCTGCGTAACCATCGTCAGGTAAGTTATGCTCTACAAGGTCTTGAGCAAACGATATGGAGCATATTAGCCCTGTGAGTCCGACCAGTTTCTTGAGCATTGTCTTTCTGATTCCTCAAGCATACAAGTTTCCATAAATGCTTGGCGTTGTCGTTCTATGTAATCTTCGTAGTCTGGTCTGCGCTCTGGGTTAGCTTCCCATGCTTGTTGTGCCTGTGTGCCGATACTTCCTTCATAAGGACAAGGCGTTCCAGCCATCTCCATAGCAGTGAATACTCTTTCATCTTGACACATTAAAGCTACTGCTCCAACTTTCATTCCCATATCAAACAATGTTTTTGATAGCTTAATCCTTTCACAGTTTTCATCTGTAACTGACCTTCCACTAGATACACCGAGTATCTGTGTTTGTACTGCACCTGAGACACCTGTTGTGCATAAGTCCTGTGAATAACTGGAGCCTATGCTTGGTGCTATGGCACTTGCTGGTGGGCTGTACACCCATTGTCTGCTTTCGCTATTACTGTTTGTTGTAGAGTTGGTGTTGTTAGTATTGATGTTTTGGTTATAGTTTTCGTTATAACTTTCACTCTCGCTGGTACTAACGCTCTCGTTGTAGTTATTGTTATCCGAGCTAACTGTAGAGGTTACAGTAGAATCAGAAGTAGATGTAGACGTTGACGTATTGGTATTCGTATTGGTGTTAGTGTTTGTATTAGTGTTATCACTGGTGCTTTCAGTCGAGTTATTAGTGTTGACTGTTGTAGTCGTACCACTATCATCCTGACCATAGACTAACGATGAGAACATCATCAGTACCAGTATGACTAATACATATCCAACATGAATCTTCAATATCGTGTTATCGTCTTTCATTTACCATTTCTTCACTCGTAGATAAGCCCAATCAGAATCTTTAAGTTTCTTCTTAGCGTATTCGTTAAACTCTTTTGATGCGATAGGCGCACCGCATTCTTTCATCCATTGTTCTGCAATAATAAATGGGATACTTCCGACTTTTCTAAATTTAGCATCTCCGTACATAGATGGTGCATCGTCTTGTTGCCTCTTGTTATGCTTGAGTATGTCGGTTACGTCTTGCTCACGGACAACATGAAGTTTCCCATCCTGTTCAATCATTTTTTCTTTGATTTCGCTCATAAGTCTCCTATTTAGAAAAGGGGTGACCGAAGCCACCCCTCATCGTTACTTCAATTAAGAAGTTGTGCAGTCAGCAACAAAGCCGTGTGCAGCTTCGTTATCAACTTGCAAACCATACTCAACTGAAATCAAGCGTCTTTCAGCATGACCAGTTCTAGCTAATGGTTTTTGTGAAGCAGTTTTCAAGTATGCAACTCTTGCGTAGCTAGGGTCTAGTACGAATACGTCACGAGTTCTTGAGAATCTGCTAGGTACGATTGTCAACTCACCGAAGTCTGATACATATACGTCGATAGCAGCAGATAGTGTTTTATCTGAGATATCTTTGTATTTAGTAGCATTACCAGTGAAAGTTGATATTTCTTGCTTGTTGAAAGAACCACAAAGCACAATGCTTGGCTCAGCACCAGCATCCCAACAGTCAGCGATAACGCCTTTTAGGATAGCTTCTGTGATGTCTCTCTGAGTACCATCAGTAGCACCTGCATCTGGGTAACCAGAAGCACCTGAACCTGAAGTAGTACCAACAGCAAAGCCTGCACCACCAGCAGTGTTTGAAGTTAAGAAAGCAGGAAGACCAGCTGTTTGACGAGCTGTGCCTGAAGCACCTGCTGAAGCTGCAACGTTTGCAGTCAACATGGTTTCCATATCTCTTTTTAGTTCTTTTAGCTTGTAAGCAACTTGCTTAGCAAGCGATTGAGCGTCACCAGCACCATTTACTGCTTCTGCTGTATCTGATACTTCAACTACTTTGTCAGAGATTTGTGTGTAGTTACCACGTCTGACTGCGTTAGTTGGAGCGTCATTAGCTGGAGCAGCTTCGCCTTCGATAACTCGGTTAGAGCCGTCGGTTGAAGCAAGGTCTACTGTAGCCCACTCAAAGTAAGTGTTACCCACATTTTTCTGACCAATAGCGGTCATGAAAGGAGTGTCCGTTGGGGAAATGCTAATTAAAGCATCCTGTAGGTCTTCCCTTAATGTGGTAACGTCATAGGTTTCATTTGTATTTGTTGAAACACCCATTTTTTATCACCTCATAAAGTTAATATTTAGCTTATTAAATAACTAGCAACATCTTCAGGGTTGCCAGTATTCCTCATGCGATTTTCAACAGCTTGGCGTTTCTTAACAGAGTCAGCCGTTCTGGATTTTTTAGCACCTGCTTTAACCATTGGCTTTGCGCTTTTAGCCTTTGCTTGCGCTTTAGGCTTACTTGCTTGCAACGCATCATAGCGTCTAGCTTTGTCTAATACCAAAATAGCTCTATGGTCCATTACAGAATTAAGTTCTTCAGTTGTATAACCGACTAACATTCCATAATCTACCAATTCCTGTTTAAACTTTTGACCTTTTTTAGGGTCAGAAATTTCAGGAATTTTCTCTGACAGCTTCTGCATTTCTTGTTGCAGGTAGACTTGTTGAGCTTGTTGCATATTATAATTCTGCTGTTGCTGCACTTCGGCAAGCTGTGCTTGCTGTTTATCGTAGTCAGCTTTAGCTTCATCGTATGCAAGTTTCTCATCCATGTACTTAACAGGGTCTTGCTGAAACAATTCCCTAGTTGGCGGTACAGGAGCTTGTAACATATCACCCGACTGCATTTGCTGTAAAAGTTCGCTTAGTTGTTGTCTATCGTTAAGTAATGCTTGATACACCTGCTCAGCTTCTTTTTTCTGATTAGCTGCATCTTGCATTCCTTTTTGGATATAAGCCTGCCCACTATAAGACCGCTTTAAATCATCAAGGGTTACTTGTTGTTCTTGTCCGTCTACTTTGACGGAGATAAGTTCCTGATAATTGGCATCTTCAGTTTCCGCTTCATCCTCGCCAGATTCTTCTTCAGCATCATCGGAATCATCTTCAGTTACGTCTTCATCAGATAATTCTTCTTCTACTTCCGTTTCCTCTGGTTGCTCTTCCTCGTTACCATCAGTCACGTCTTCGTCAAGTTGCGCTTCTGTAGGCTCTGAATTAGAACTTGCTAATAAACTATTAGCCACTGAGTCTATTGACCCATCTATTACTATTTCTTCTGGTTTTTCAGTCGATATATCCATCGGTGCTGATCTCCTTTATTAGTTGTTTTTCTTATCAAATATCTTCTCGTCATTTATAGATGATTGGAGATGATGTTCGATTTTCTGTATCGCATTCACAACGGAGTGCGCTTCTTCAATATCAGCAGATGTACTACTGCTATTTAAGAATACTTTTATTTGGTCATTCTTTATTTCTTCTAATACTTGCTTAAAACTTTCGTTTGCAAGCAATGACCTTGCATTGGCTGCTCTTTGTTTTATATCCATCTATTGCCCGAACTGTCGTTCTCTTGCTTGTAATCTTTGTACTTCAGCTTTATCTAGTTCTGTGTCGTACCTTCCAACAATCTCAGCTGCTTTAATAATCAAGTCTTGGTCCATCTTATCTCGTGCCAAGTCATCAGCCGCAACGGCTTTCTGTGCATCTAACTGTGCCTTCATCATGTCTGTCTGCATCTTAGACTGAGCTTTCATCTGTTCAGCCTGCAAGTAGGCTTGATTCGGGTCTTGTTGCTGTGATGCCATTTGTTGCTGTATCTGTTGTTGTTGCTGTAATAACATTTGTTCGACTTCAGGAGTCATTGGCATAAAGTATCTGTCAGCATTTCTAACACCAGAAATAGCTAACATATCAGCTAACGTATTTCTAATCTGAGTCATATTGACGAGACCGTTCATAGGTCCATAGTTCTGCCATATCTGCATTTGCATACCAAGAGCCTGATTCAGTGATGCAAGTTTAGCGTCTTCTTTACCTGTGCCTAATCCTACGTTGACAGAGATATCCATATTGGTATTCCATACTCTAGGGTCTATAGGAACAAACTGACCATTCAAACGCATAAATACTGAGTCATCAGCATTTTTAATCATTTCGTGTAACATTAATCTAAACAGTTGTTTCATACCGCCTTCTGCAAAGTTTCTTGCTATAACTTCTACTTGACCAGCAGCTGCTGATACAGTGGTAGCTACAGCGGTTGCAGTGGTATTTTTAAGTGCATCTGGGTCTAACCCTAATGATGCTTTTGATACACCTGTTTTAGTTTCTACAATTTCATCCATGTACTGTAGTGCAGGAAGTGTTGCACCTGCTATAAACGGTACACCAATAGGCTCTATACCACCTGCTTGACGCATACGGATAATAGCTCCTATTTCGTTATTCAGTACGTCATCCATATTAACAACGTCTTCAACGACACCCAGCTGTGGGTTATTAGAGAGTGCTACGTTATCAAGAATACCTCTAAGCATAGATGTTGTAGCGTCTTGGTCATTAATCACTAAATCAGCTACAGAACGACCATAGAAAGCATGAGGTTCTGGATCACACTCAAAGACTGCAAAAGGAATACCATCGCATACTTCGTAGTCTAGTAATTTGTAACCACTGCCACCTAGTAAGAACTTATACATCATAGGTACGCCTGAACCCTCTATATCCATTTTCATGTAGGCTTCAGTAACCAGTACCATTTTCATTGATGGGTCTTGATGGCTTTCTTCGGTTCTGTCTTTAAAGTAACCACGTCTTGCGTGTTCTTCTTCATCGACCATTGTTCCTGATTCGGTTAGTCCTGATAAGTTGTATACTTCATCAAAGTCATATCCCATTTCAACTAAATCACCGACACGCATCTCTGTTCTGTGTGCTACTACATAAGAGTTATCTATGCTTCTAGCATTTCTGTCTACAAAGAATTCTTCTGGCGGTACAGACTCTACGCAAAGTTTGCCTTTGTCTTCTGTTTTAAGAATCTTAATACCGTGATTCTTTCTTTCTACTTCTACGCCTGTTTCGTCTATTTCTATTTCAACAGTTTCGCTATGCTCTAATACTTCTATGTTGTCTTCATTAACAATAAGAGCAAACTCATCGTCATTAAGGTTTTCAAATGTATAAGATTTGGCTTCTTGGAAGTCTTCCCAATAA